TCAAAGTATTAGGTGCTATTTTAATTGCAATCGCCGTAGGAACTGGTATCCGTGGTATAGTCAGTGGTATTGGTATGGCATTGCGAGGAGTCAGAGCATTATATAATCTAAGTAGTTCTTTTTTCAAATTATTTACAAAAGGCGGCGATGATGTTGCCAAAGTAGGAAAAAAAATTGGCGAAGTTACAACAAGAGTTACTAAAGATAGGAAAGGAAATGTCACTGGGTCTGTAGATACAATCAAACCATCAAAATCACTTGATCCGCTAGGCCCACAAAATCAAACAGCATTAGGTAAGACTAGAGATGCAGTAACCGCAATTGGAAGTGTTGCGGCTGGTGCCGGATTAGCTTACCTAGCATTCACAGATGAAGCTGAAAAAGCAACCGCAGCAGTAACCAAACAAGCCCCAGCCCTAGTTAAATTATCAGAAGCCACTATCGCTGCACAAAAAGCAGTAAAAGATATGGGTGATGAATATGCTAATAGTCTAGAACAGATGGAACTCTCTCTGATGGGTGATCAGAAGATGTTGTCGATGACTGAAGAACAAAAAGAAGCATATAAATTACAGATAAGATTAATGCAGGATTTTGAGAAAGAAGTTGAAAATCTCAATAAGAAACGCATTGATGGTAATTCAGAAGTTAATCGTGCGGTTGATGAACAAATAGACATTATCCAAGAAAGATATCTAATTGAAAAAGAAAGATTAGAAGAAATACTATTAGTAAATCAAAAGATAGCTGAAAGCATCAACCAACAAAGAAAAGCACACGAACGAGTATATGATATGACACAAAAGGTCAAAGATATACAAGACGGATATGCACTAGATACATTGGTTGGCATAGAAAAAGAACTTGCACAGATTGAGATAGCAGAAAGAAAAGTTGCTGATGCGGCTATGTTCCGTGTGCAACAAGAAACAATGAACTTGCCACAGGGCGAACGCGAAAAGAAAATTGCTGAAGAAGCTGAAAGAATTAACCAGGCAATGGCAGAAAGTATTAAGATACAAAGCCAAGCCGCTAAGAAAGGCTATGAAGAAAGCCGTCGTTGGAGCACTGGTTGGAATAAAGCAATGAAAGAATATGTAGAAAATGCTACTAATGCCGCAAAACGAGCACAAGATGTGTTTACCACAGCCACACAGAATATGGAAGAAGCCATCGTGCAATTTGCCAAGACTGGTAAGTTTGAATGGCGTAGTTTCGTATCTAGTATCGTTGAAGAACTATTACGCCAACAGGTGCGTGAACTAATCGCTAAAACATTTGGTGGTATGAGTGCACCAGCATCAGGTGGTGGTGGAGGCGGTGGTGGTATATTAGGTGCCATTGGCGGCCTATTAGGATTTGCCAATGGTGGTATCATTCCAACCAACGGACCTGTGATTGTTGGCGAACGCGGACCAGAATTGCTTATGGGTGCCCGTGGTAGCCAAGTAGTTCCAAATAACCAACTAGGTGGAACCAATGTTGTTTACAATATCAATGCTGTTGATGCCGCAAGTTTCAAACAGATGATAGCCAGAGATCCAAGTTTCATTTATGCAGTAAGCCAACAGGGTGCTAAAAGCATTCCTAGCACAAGGAGATAACGATGACCACAGCATTCCAAAAGGTTATTGATTATGCTGAAAGTATCAGCATCAACAAGAGAGGTGTAGTTAGCCAAACTACATCTAGAGACCAAACAGTGCGTTCAACTAGCCGCGGTGGGCAAGTGTGGCGCTTTGATGTTAGGGTACCGGATGGTATTGCTTGGCAGACACTACGCGGCCCAATTGAGGCAATTGAAAATGCTGATCGTTATACATCAGCTAACATCAGTCTAAACACTAGTGGCACATTAGATTGGTTTATGAAATATCAAGGCAACAGCATTTCGACTTCTGGTTTCGTTGGCACAGCCACACAAGGTAATGTTACACTAACACTAACATCAAGCCCAACTACCGCATCAGGCAACAAATTCCGTGCAGGTGACCTAATCCAATTAGGCACAACAGGTAAAGTTTATAGCGTGGTAAGTGATGTAGCATTTAACAGCAATGTAGTCACGCTCAATCGTCCAGTTATAGATAGTTCAGGTAGCAAGACCTTAGTGGTAGGGCCTAATGTTATATTCAAAGTTATCTGCACTAACTTACCAAACTGGACAATATTTGCTCGTGATCAAGTCAGTTGGGATGGTACATTTACCTTTTATGAAGATCTAACATAATGGCAGTCTTAGATCTCAGCAGTTATACCAGCATACAAACTAATCTGTTTGTGCGTCTGGATATCCCTGGCTATCAAGTATTGAAGTTCAGTGACTTCAGTGTGCCTTACACTATCAACAGCGAAAGTTATACAGCACTTGGACAACTATTATCAATCAGCGATAGTAGCAGTGAACTCCGTGCAACACCACAGGAAGTTACTGTGTCAATTGCAGGCATACCAAATACCAATGTGTCAACTATCCTAGCCAATCCAGTCAAAGGTAGTAGCATCAAAATCTATCGTGCTTTCTTTAATCCCAGCACAGGACAATTATTAAGCGTTAGTGGCAACCCAGCACAGAAGTTCCAAGGTATCGTTGGCAACTATGATATCACAGATGAACTTGAGATGGGCAGTTTAACAGGCACAGTCAGTCTAACACTGACCTGTACCAATGTAGTAGAATTACTAAACAATAAAGTAGCAGGACGCAGAACAAATCCAATTGATCAAAAGAGTTTCTACTCAACAGACATAAGTTTTGATCGTGTGTTTGCATTAGCAAACAGCAACTTCAATTTTGGGGCAAAATAAATGAGTTTCTTTGGCGGCATAACAAACATATTCACTGGTGGTGGAGCATTAGGTAGCCTCGTTCGTACGGTGGCCATGGGTTATATCGTTAACAAGCTCAGCAACTCAGCAACCAAAGAAAACGAAATAGGCAGTCGCAGTGGTGAACAGAAAAATGCTCCTGGCATCGACAATGGTGTCCGACTACAAGTTCCTCCAGCCGCAGATGAAAAGATACCAGTCTTATATGGTAGTGCTTTCTTTGGTGGTATCATCAGTGACGCTGTTATGTCAAATAACAATCAGCGTATGCACTATGTTCTTACCTTGGCTGAAAAGACAGGAACATTATATTCAAATAGTGCTGTAACCAGTTACAGCTTTGGTAGTATTTTCTATAATGATCAGACCATAACATTCAAAGCAGATGGCGTAACTGTTGATTATACCACAGACCGTAGTGGCAATCGAGATGCTAGTCTAGATGGACTAGTAAAAATCTATTGCTATGCAGGCGGTAGTGCCAGTACTAATCAAAGATTCCCAACAGGTACAAGTGGCACAGCCGTAAATGCCTATAGCATAGTAAGTGGTTGGACAAGTGCCCATGCTATGACCAATTTGGTATTCGCTGTGGTTGAAGTCAACTATTCAGCAGAACGCAATATCAAAGGTATTGGTGATGTTAAGTTCCAAGTCTCAAGTTCATTGAACAAGCCCGGCGATGTTATCTATGATTATGCTACCAATAATCTATATGGTGCTAACATTGCCAATACAGAAATTGACACCACAACTATCACAGCGTTAAACTCATATTCAGCTAACAGCGTAACCTACATCGATGAAAATTCAGTAAGCCAGACTTTAACCAATAGATATCAGATCAACGGATTAGTTAATACAGACAACGCAGTGATGCAGAATGTTGAAGAGCTTACTAGTTCAGCAGGCAGTTGGTTAAGTTATAGTTTGGTAACAGGTAAATGGAGTGTTATCGTTAATCGCGCAGGCACCAGCGTAGCCAGCTTTGATGACACTAACATTCTAGGCACAGTATCAATAAGTGGTACTGGATTACAAGACCTCTATAATAGCGTTAAAACAGAATTTCCAAACCGTGATATCCGTGATGGCACAGACTATGTCCAATTAAGCATAGCCGCTGGTGATCGTAATGCCAACGAGCCAAATAACCCACTTAACATCAGCTATAACTTCCTTAATGAGCCTGTACAGGCACAGCTATTAGGATTCATTGAATTAAAACAAAGCCGCATTGACTTAGTCATAACTTTCCAAAGTGACTACACCACACTTAATCTAGTGCCAGGTGATATTATCGATGTAACCAATAGCGTATTAGGATTTACTAATAAACTATTCCGTATCATCACCGTAGCAGAAGTCGATGGCGATCAAGGCCTACAAAGTGAAATCACTGCATTAGAATATGACAGCACAGTCTATAATGAAGACCTAAGCCGTGTGACAAGAACGGTAACTAATGGATTTACCACAACAGGTAACATTGGTCGTCCTGGCACTCCTACTATTGCTAAGTTTGAAGGTGATGCCCGTCCTCGTATTGAAATTAGCACAACAAGTCCAACAGGCACGGTAGAAGGTATTGAGTATTGGTTGTCAAATGA